GTAAACTGAATGAAGCGATCATCCATTGACTGAGGAATCGGATGAAGGATAGAACCACCAAGCACAAAATGATTAAGTGGTTTATCGTTTAAGTCGCCCTCAAGAGGATCGCCAGTATCAAACAAAACTTGGTTAGCATCTTTGATAGACTGCACATACGCTTCCCATTGTTCTGCTGCTTCTGCGCTGAGGAAGTCAGCATCAATCTCAATGGCACCCAAGTTGATTGGATCTGTGAAGATAAACTTCTTGGACAACCATTCAAATGGGAAGTTGTTTAGCCTGTTTCCTTCCCACTTGTATACAGTCTTATCCCACAAGTAGTACAGATCAGCAGTTTCTGGATCAGTATATGCTGAACGAGCTTGCACGTTCGTTGTAGAGAACGGAGATGTCTGCATCGTGCGGTCAAGAATGAAACCGCCGTTAGGTAGATACTCAGTCGCCTGTTGATAGAAACCAAAGTACTTGCCGTTGTATACCGCGCCACGAATTGTGGGAGGATTGAACTTTTCAAAGTTATCCCGCAGCATGATGTTGCCAGTTGCCAAGCCAGTACCAGCAGGGCCGACCAAGCAGATACCGTTAGGGCTTGCATACAGCACACCGTTTGCATCAGATGCAACAGAACGTGCAGACACGCATGGCTCAAGCTCAGTCAACTTCTCTGGAGTCATGGCACCCGGATCTGTACCAGAGAATACGACGGGGTATCCTTTAGTTAGAACCACAATACTTTGACCATACACAGCAATGTTTACAATGTCTGCTTCGACAGTGTATCGATAGGCTATAGGCCAAGCTTGCGGGAATCCAATCTCAGAGAATAGAATTTCTCTCAGGTGAAAGCCAGCCAAGAATCCATTAGGATGAGCAACTATACCGCTTAGTTGGCCGGGAGGTACACGAATAATTGTTTGAAGCTCTTCGCCAAGCTGAGTTGCTGTTTTACTATCGTTGTAGGTATAGCCCGGAGTTGCTGCGTTACTTGCAGGAATCTCATCAACAAACAAAAAGGTCGGCGTAGAACCAGACACAGATCTATAGATACGGATCTTTGTTACGTTCTGGTGAGGAAGTCCAGTTGCATCTTCAAAATCAGTAAGGTTAACAGTTTGACCACTTGGCTTAACAGATACTACATTCGAAGCTTCTGAAGGAGCGCTCTCCTCTTCAATACCACCAAACTCTTGAATGAAAGTGTAGACGTAGATTCGATCTTCAGCAGATCCACTACCGCTACCTACTGTAGTTGCAGTAAGAGCTGAAGTCGGTGTTGGAACTGCGCCGTACAACCAATCAGCAGGAGGCACGCCATTGGTAGTACCAGCCAATGTTGAATTTGTTTTCTTTAGTTCTTCGTTCTCTGTGTAGTAGACAGAGCTTGCTTGTGAATCATCCACGATTGGATTAAGCACAGCAGATACCACAGAGTCCCAGACAACCCATCGGTCATCTTGGGAGTTGGTCTTCATTTTGTACAGGGTTTCACCGAACTCAATACACTCAAAAGCCGGAGTAACCGCAGAAGGCTTGTACCAGCCCCTGAGGTCTCCGGCGTAAAGTTTAGTATTGATAGCTCGTTGAGCCTCACTGTCTTGAAGCAAGTGGGCGGCTACCCGTGGTACATAACCGCCCTGCGTCATAAGCTTCAGACCTGCCATTTTTTCCCCTTACACAATTCGCTCCCCACGGAAAAATGCTTTCTCGTTATGGACGGAGCAGAACTCTGGATATATTAGTTCGCCATCTACGATTGTCAGGACAGCAAAACCAGAGCAATGATTCTTTGGTTCGTCCTCACCGTAGTGCATGTGATCACCGTCAACTTCAGCTAGGGTGCCAGTGTCGATACCCCAACGAGTCCCGCGGTAATCTGTGAGCAATGTTGCTTGCAACCTGTGAAGGTGTCCAGTACAAACAGACACACCTCCATATAGGGTGTTATTCCATGTAGCATGTACACCGTTGCGGAAGCGATGCTTGATCATGAGGTTCTCATTGACCATCAAGCTCATTGTAAAGTTCCAGTGCGGGAAGTGATCCTTTAAAGTGAATCCAGCAACACCCGCATACTCTGGTACGTTTTGAGCAAGCCTAGCTTCGAATCGCTGATCATGATTGCCCATCGTCCACCATAACTCTGAGCCCTTAGCAACTAAACGAATCTCATCTAGTCGCTCTTGTACAGCTTCAAGTTCTTGTTTGACGTTGGGTGTTGTGCCCCAGCCAGCTTTGGGGAATCTGCTGATAGATGAGCCATCAAACATATCACCATTCATGACGATGATTTCTGGCTTCAATTCTCCAGCGATTTCTAAGAATGCTTGATGCGCAGTACTAACCACACCCGGCCAGTAGTGAGCATCGGATGCCACTAGTATTGTCCCGTTTTCTAACTCACAGTTCACACGAGGAGAATGTTCACGGATTGTGAACGTCGGTGATCTGAAGTCAGCAGAGACAAGAGTTGATCCGGTCTTTTGCTCTAGTTGTTTTCTGCGACGATATACCCACCGTAGATCAACATCAAGATCTCTTGCTACCGCAGCAGCAGATTGATATTTATTCCAGCTATCTAAAAACTCTTGCTCAGTTATTCGAGACATACAGCACCCTTACTTTGGAAGCATAGTCATAGCCATGCTTAGCAGTTTGAATATTAGAGCGCCTGCGGTTGCTGATACACCTGACAACCACATTAGTGTTTTCCACCCACCACGAGCTTCAGACAATGTCTCTCGGATAGAATGCAAACACTCTTTTACTTCACGGAGTTCGGTATGCACTGCGGATAACTCACGTTGCAGGGACTCGATCTCAGCCTCATGACGACCTAAGTCGCGGTGAATTTCCACGTCCATTACGCTACCCTTTCTCCGTTGCGAAGTTGAGCTAGTGTCTTACCACCTGTGTATTGGAAGTGCGGAAACTCTTTGAACTTCTTCCAATCACCAGCCCACTCCAATCCGGCCTCTTTACCTAGCCTACCTAATGTTTGCCATACAGGATTCTTTGTATCCCAGCATGCCTTGCCATTAACGATAGGTACTACATCGAAAGCGCACCTGTGATTATGCCAACTTTCTCCAGCTTTTGCATTGGTAACAATCTTACCGGGCTGCGTTCTGCCTTGTGCGTATAGTGCGTTCTGGCTTTCTGCGTCTCGGTACGTCGAAGTTATCAAGATATCTATATCATTCTCATGGCATAGCTCAAGAAACTTACGAGCCTTGTCTTGCACAACTGGCAACAGGTCGTCAATCTTGCGAGAGTTTATCATTTATTTCGCTCTTTCTGTAGCATATCTTGGCATGCATTAAGTTGTTCTACTACTTTGTCTGCGTCGTTGAGGAGGGCGATAAGATCTCTTGAAGTCGTTTCAGAAAGTCTGGCTCTCGTTTCACCATTAGATCCGCTGGGACAGGTGCAAGTTCCGGGCACTTCAGCTCCGGGCGAACCACTTGAGACGTTGACCCACAACCCACGAGACTCAGCGTCAGCAATAGCAGCAGCTTTTTCACGATCCTTCTCCTGTAGTTTCTTTTGATACTTGGCTGACACTTGGGTTGCCTTTTCCGCAGACGCACGTTCCGCCGCTAGTACCTTTGCATTGGCATCCTCTATTGCGCGGTTGAACTCGGCCAGTTCCTTGACACGAGCTGCATCCCACTCGCCCTGCTTCAGAGAATCCCCCAACCACCAACCCCCGGCAAACAGGGCACCCAGAAGAACCAACTTGATTATCCATACGTATCCCTCAATGAGCTTTAGCATTACGAACCTCTTCAACCTTCTCTTGACCTCTAGTCCAAGCAGCTACACCAAGGATCGCGCCGAATGCCATGTGGAATAATCCACCATTAGACAAAGTCATAGGCACCCACTGTTGAGCTACCTTACCTTCTCCATAAATCTGAAGCAATGACCAAACAATTGGGAATACTATGAAGTCACACATGTTAATTATCATATAGACAATTGCCATCATTGGTCGCCATTGTGTGCGCATCCAATCATCACCAAACCATTTTGCCATCACCATTGACCCCCTTGTTGGAACATCCACCAGATGCCATAGAAACTACCAATCGATAAAAAAACCGCGATGACTATTGCCACGGCGGTTTCGATTGATTCTCGGCGTTTAGCCTTCTGTCTTCTTTTTCTATCTATCTCAGCCCTAGCTTTGAGTTGAGCCTCTTCGATTGCATGCTTCTCTGCTTCAATAATTCTTGTTCGTTCTTGACACATCTCGTCGTACAAGCCGGACTCGTTGAAGCCATAGATCAGCATCTCTCGAAGTTCAACTTCCATCTTGAACATCTCGCGACGCATGAATACAATGTCGATAGCTTGCTCAGTAGCAGAGCGTTTATTCTCTGGCTTGACCTGAACTTCGGCTGTCTTCTTGTACTCAATTTCAATCTGACCTTGAGCGTGGAAGAAGTCGCGAATCTCATGGTAGCAATCGCGAACTTCTTTCCCCAACTGAACTGCTTGACGGACTCCTTTCACAGCGGCTTGAGCGCCAGCAAATACTGCCGCAATCGTCATGATCGGTTCCATCTCTCTCCTTTTAGTCTCCGAAGAACTTTTTTAAGAAGCCCATGTCGTTGACAAATTTTCCCTTCTTAATGAAATCGAGTAGACCAACATCATGAATCTTTGGGTCATACTCCTCGCATGAGAACGATACTTCTTCTCTAGGAACTAGGATGTATTGTGCCAATGGTGTGCCAGCAGGGATTAGTTCAGTGCCCTCTTTAACATTCCATCGGATGAACGGATTCATTGCCGCCGCGCCATACTCACGGATAAATGTCCCCGGCATTACCTCAAACCTACAATCATCTTGGTAAGGTATGGGCATTTCAAGAAGGTAATATCCTTTGGGTACTTCGCAGCGCCAACCAGTATTAAACTTTAGTAAATGCTTTAGCGATTGATCAGGCCAGTTGTCCATGAACTTAGAGTAGTTCTGTTCATGAACCCAATCCATCAATGGTATATCCCACTTACTTGGTGAGCGCCATTCAAAGGAAACTCCATCGCCGTTAGTTGTGATCGCTATATCAGACCAAGTACGCATAATCCATCCATGCCTAAGCAGATGGAATATTCCGGGGCATCGAGCCGCATGCACGTTGCTCTGTGTTTTGTAGTCAGGCTTCTTTGCTACGGCTGCATAATCATCTCTCATGCGCCTTACCCAAGGGAAAGATACATCCTTAGATCTTTCCATTGGATAAACTTTTGCTACGTCAGGTATTTCATTTATGAACTTTAGATGCACACATCCTCCACAGGTCGCTATACGAAGTACGCACAAAACTCATTGTGAGTATTCTTCTGGTTTTGCCCGGGACAAGTTTAACAGAATGTGGCACGCTTACGTCAAGCAGATATGTTTCGCCCTCTTGAGCAACAAACCTTTCTACTGGCATAGCCTTCTCATTTACCCACTGATAGAAGCAAGTCTCTTCATCATTAGCATCTAGGTAATGATTGATTGTTGCTATCCTCGCAAGATCAACATGGGTGCCAAACATAGGATTCTCACAATCCTTCGGCACAGTCATTTCAAGTATGGATAGTGTCGGAATCTCGACAGCCCTTACCGCCAATGGCAATTGAGAGATTAAATATTCTGTAGCTCTTTTGCTTGGTATAAGCAGTACATCAACAGGGAGCAGGGTGTTTGTGGCTTCCAGCTCCTTCGCATACTTCTGTCTTTTCCCTAGAGTTCTGTGAACTTGTAGAGGCACACCCTCAAGGCAGTTCGTGTCCAGAGATAAGTTCAGCTTTGCGTAGTTGATCATAGACTGTTTCGAATGGAGTTGTTATAAAAGAAAATCCTAAAGACTTTCGTATATGTGGTGCTACCAACTTAACATCATGAACCTTATCGACGTTGAGTAGGTACACATCTCCGTGTTGCGCCACAAAGCTTGTCACCTTTACAAGATTAGATCCTTCGTACTCATAAAAGGAAGTCTCCTCTCCATGTGTATCAAAAAAGAAACTAATGCTTGCCAAGCGTGTGTGATCTCTGTGCGCTGGTAGAACATTGTTCTTGTGCTGCGGCTTGATGTTCATACACCAAAGCTGTGGGCTTTCAATAGCTATGAGATCCGCAGGAAGTAAAGGTAGCAATGTAGCTACATCTTCTTCCCGCGGGATGTATGTCGCATTTGGTATAGCAACATAATTCTCAAATTGTTTCTTAGCTCTTAGGCTATGTTTCTGCGCTGCCGCATAGTAATGCAGAACTTCCATCTTTGCTGCATCAAGTGAAAATTCTGCTTCTGGTAGCGTAATGTTTAGCTTTTGGAAATATGGAAACACATTAGTCTCTTAGCGTAATGAACATGGCATCAACTGTTACAGTAACAAATTTGTTACCAGATACTGCAATCTGGCGTGGGCCTGTTACAGTTTTGCCATCAACAGTGAATGAACCGCACATCAAGAATACTTTGTCACCATCTTGGAATCCCCAAGTGTCACCAGCTTTAACAACTTGGAAATCAAATGCTGGCAAAGTATCGTTGGCAGTTTCGTTAAAGCACCATACAACACATGGCTCAAGAACCTTTAACAGGTAATCACCATCTGGCATCTCGTGGTCTTTATTGCTCCAGCCAAACTCTTGATCAGTAATGAGACCCATTGCATTCTCATGAGTATTATGGCCGGACTCCATGAACCACCAGTACTGCTTCAACTGACTGTCATCACGAACAATCTTGCCGCCAGACATAGTGAAATTGTTTGATGCCATCACTCGGTCATTGATGAACTCACCCTTACGCAGAGTGGTACGGTCAATAACCCAGCCGTGGCAAGGGTAGGATTTTATTTGCATTAGATCACCTCTGGGGTATCTGGATCGAAACGAGCGAACCTTGTGAACACACCGTCCTTATACCAGTACTCGTCTGCAACAATGTCATCGGAACAGTCAACCCAGAACAGAGGATCAGCTACAGGGAAGTCCTGCGCTGAAACCTCTGCTACACGGAATCCACTTTCCCGAGGTTCCATTGGGGAAATTAAAGCTTTCATAATCACCTCGATTAGTAGTATTCGTAGACTATCACAACACCATTGGCGCCAGTAGCAGCATTGTTTGTGCCGCTGTTAAAGCCGCCGCCACCTCCACCGCCGTATAGCGAGTTAAGCGCAGATCCAGCCGCGGTACTCTTAGCGCCAGTACCAGCACCAGAATATCCAAAACCAGAAATACCGCCATCAGTTGAAACAGTAGTCGCATCAGAAGCTTTAGCGCCATCGATGTTGATACCTTCAGGCGGAGAGTTGGAGAATGATGATGTTCCAGCTCCACCGCTTCCGCCAACAGAAGAAGAAGTAGCAGGAGCAGCAGCGTCATACTTTTGACCACCGCCACCACCAGTAGCAGTAACGTGTGAGCCAAAGGATGAAGTGCCGCCCGTACCACCGTCAGTGTTGGTTGAACCTGTCTTAGATGCTGTGCCACCAGCACCAACAGTAACAGTCTCGGTAGAGCCAAGGGCTGCAGCAAGAATTAACTTGCGAGAGTAACCGCCACCGCCGCCACCAGCACCAGAGTAAGTTACCTTACCTTGTGTGCCGCGAGTAGAGCCACCACCACCAGCGCCGATTGCCTCAACAATCACAGCCTTCAGGCCAGCGTTCTTAGTCCAAGTGCCGCTAGAAGAAAAGACTTCAAGGGAAGGAGGATCTGCTGTAAATGTAACATCTCCAGTAGCGCCGTTGAAACTCAGTACGCCTGCATTTGTAATTGTCTTATTATCCTGACCGCCGCTTATACTTATACCTGATCCAGCTGTTAGAGCAAGAACACCAGTATTTGTAACTGTAGGGTTTGCAGAAACACCGCTTCCGTCAGCAACGCTAATTCCAGAACCAGCGGTAATAGTACGAGCAGTTGACGCTCCATCTGCCGTGCGAACCATAATGCCGTTTGAGCCCGGATCTTGCACCAAGTCAAGATTTGATCTAGCATCTGCGGCATTTGCTGCGCCAGTTCCGCCCTGCGATATTGGCAGTTCAACAATATTCGCGCCAGAAGCCGCAGCAGAAAATCCAGCCGCAGTTGGGCGCAGTTCAAACTTGTCACCACCAACATAAGCTTTGGCAGATGTTCCTTCTTGGCCGCGAACCGCAGTCATCACATCACCAACACGAGCGGTAACTTTTACGATCTCGATGTTGTTCGATGAATCAACAAGAGTTGCGTAAAAGTAATCACCAGCACCCAAGACAGGGAACAGTGAACCGCCACTGGAGGCAACCGTGATACTCGTAGCTACGGCTGAGATGGAACTTGCTAGAGTAGTACTAGCATTGTTAGTCCATTTGATTGCCATTCGTTATGCTCCTATTAAGCTGCGGTTACAGTCCAAGTGATAGTCATAGCATCAGACGCACCCTTGTTCACAACAGCAAAGGTTGTGCGGCAAAGCATTGTGCCACCAGAACCAGCGTTGAACATGCCAGCTTCTTGCAAAGCACCAGTGCCTACGCCAGCGCCAAATGACGCAACATAGGTAACAACATTAGATGCTGCTGATCCTGATGTCAATGCTTGACGCGCAACCTCAGCGCCTAGGGTTGTATTCCCTGCTACTGGGCTAGTGCCGCTAGTGCCAACAGCCATGTGAGACATAACACTTGACGCTGTTCCTACCATGCGACTAGCAATATATGCCAATCCAGTATCAACAACTAGGTTATGGATTTCGCGCTTGTCTTTCAGATCACCAGTTACGGGATCAAATACTTCAATGAGGACATCGCCTTTCAGCTTGAAGTTCTCAGTTAACATTAGGTATCTCCTTATGGGCCATTCAGAGTGAAGAAGTTCAGAACATAATTGTTAAGCAGTTGAGCTTGCGCAGAAATAATTTGTACAACCACATTTTCTGAGAAGCTAAAAGAGTCACCAGTTACGTTCTTGTAATAGTGCCTAGCGTCGGCATCCGTTATTGTTGCCGAGTCTGCCAGAGGTCTACTGAACTGCTTACTCAGTGCCTCAGTTACGATGCTCGTATCATTGAAGCTACGATTGAATTGTACTACCCTAGTGAATACATCAGATGCACTAAAGCTTTCAACGAGAGCCTTTGCCATACCTTTAGCCGCCGCATCTGAAAGAATAGATGCATCCTGTAGTGCTTTGGATGTACTCTTCGTCGCAGAGTCGGAGGTTGATACGGTATCAGCTACTGCTTTAGCTACACTTCTTGTATTACTATCACTTATTGCAAAGGTGTCGGACGCAGGTTTAGCTACACTCTTTGACGGAGCGTCACTGAGTATGGACACATCGGACAATTGTTTGTCCACGTCCTTAGCCAAGCTCTCAGTAGCGTCAACCGCATCAGAGAGTGATTTATCTACATCAATGATGTTGGTATCGGATATCGCAAAACTATCAGAGAAACTTCTTAGTATGACAATTGTCACTAAGATAACATCAGTAAAACCATAGGAATCACTGAATGGTTTCTCAACAGCTTTAGCCGCCGCATCGTTGCTAGAGAAAGAATCAGCCCTTGGTTTTTCTATAGAAAGGGAGATACTATCGTTTGCCGATACTACGTCTTGATAGAGCTTGTACCATCCAGCCTCATCGAGATAGGATGTGGCTTCTATCAAAGCAGCTTGAATCGCTGTTTGCGGTAACTCTATTGATACCGTTGCGGTTCCGACAGCAGCAAACAGAGAGGCCGAAGCCGTTGCCCGTTCGATGACTACATTCACCGCTTGGACACTAATACTGCTTGCTACCCTTACTTCTGAGACTAGGGCTGAGGCGAGGACGGAAGATACCGTCGCTCCCATCTTAGAACTCCGAACGTAGTTTAAACTTTAGTAAGTCGTAGACAGTCTGTATTGAACCGTCTTGGAACGTGATTTCAATTTCGCCTTCGTACTCACCGGGTGGGCCATCAAGTGCCGTAGGTTCTGTAGTCCAATAAAAGGCTACGACACCGCCAGCTCCATTTGTTACCACGCCAGTAATTGTGGCTGTTAATACGGTAGCTCCAACTTGTCTGAACTTTAACAAGACTGTGGCACCAGTGATGTTGATTGCATCGCCAGTGGTTTCGTCTGTTAGTGTGCAGATCAAGGTAGGCTTCGTATCACCTTGAACTAGCTTGATCTTGTCCGTCATTAGATTCTCCGAATTTTTACATGCTTACTAACGCGCACATAGTTCTTCAGAGCGCGATCCCTAGCCACATTCAATCCAGAAGTGTACAGAGCTTGACGAGCAGCAGCTAGTTTGAAGTCTGTGTAAGGCTTGTCATGAGACATGAACATCCTAGCTAAAGTGCCGTGAGCTATGATCTCTGCATAGTCTTCGTAAATAACATCGTCAATAGATGAAGTGCTACGATTTGGCTTTAACGCTACAACTAGAGTCATAGCATTGGCAAGTGTTTCATTAGGGATTGGATAAACAGAAAACGTATCAGCATCTTTCTGCCATACGTTCCGCGGATCTTCACGCCTTACTGGTGCATCTGCTGCATTTGGATTGTACGCAGCAGGAGTATTGATCTCATCAAATGAGACGGGGGTAAGCTCCCTACCTTTGTACCAGCCCTTCAGGATCTTTGTTACTTTCCTATCCTTAGGTGGCTCAAGGTCATAGTCAGATACATTCACAATCCCAGTTATAGGATCTAGTGTGGTTTGTAGGATCAAAGACTTTTCGCAGAAGTCAATGATTGTGTTTTTAATTTCTAGTAGTGCCATGTCTACGTTCGCAGATGGAACGTGAGGCATAACATTATCTAGGAAGTCGTTATGGCTTTTCATTTTTGTATCAACTCCCTCTGCCATAGTGCGCGTAGATTTGCTGCTCTAGTTCCTTCAGAATACTCGTCATCTCTAAGTTCAGATCTAAAGACAACGTAGTATGAAAGCAACTTTTGCACGTTATGAGGAAGCGGTATGGGGTCTGTGGCAACGTATTCAGGATCGTCTGCACCCCAACTAAGACCACTACCTAGCCTGAAGTCTGGACGCACGCGGAACATCTCAGACACGCCATCATTGCAGTAACTCATCAACTGTTCATCAGTGTACCGAACGCCTGATGCATCGTTAAGGGTGACTCGCACATCATCAATTATCTCTTGGAAGGTATGGGACATTCTTTATCACCACTTAACTTTATCGGCCCAGTACGCAGCACTCATCTTGCCTTTGTTTATATCCTTGGCATGACGAGCCTTGAAGCTTTCTCTGCGCTTGCGGTACGATTCTGATTCCCCGGCTTTCTTGGGTGAGCCTTGAACACCCTGTTGACCAAAACGAATTGTCTTGACCTGATCACCTTCTTTTGCCACAACGACGTGTGACTTGGTTGGATGATCTGGAGTGCGCTTGGGCTTGTTGAAGCCAGCAACACCCGCCCTCTCTAACCTAGGATCTTTCTTCATTTCTTAAATCCCTTCAAGGTCTGGGCAAGTCGAGCGCGTTGACCCAACTTACCCGGAGCCTTCGCAGCCTTGGC